ACGGATGCTGAGTTGGAGGCGGCTACCACATGATAGAAGAAGCACCTAAAACAGACTTCTACCTAAAGCTATTTTCTGAGGCTGATGTTCCTACGGTTTTATCTGCGTTCTACAAGCAGGATACCACTAGTGAGCTTGACCCTGAGACTGGGGAGGAAATAGTAACGAATGTAGGTGACCCTTACTTTGTCCAAAACTCCCCAGACTATGCTATCGACTTAGTTGGTATCATCTACAAGCCAATAGGTAATATTCTCACAGATTCTGACGGTATTGAATACCCTGAGATGGCCCCTCTTGATGGCTACCATATCAATATTCGTCTTAATGGTGATAACCGTAGGGAAGACGTAGAGGCACTCTCTGATTACTTTGTAGACCCTACGACACCCTCAAGAGTTTGGTCGTGACTTGTATCGCCTCATATCTTCTTATGGCATGGATTAACGGCGTAGCACTTAAAGAAGCAAACTATCCTATACTTTGGTATTACTCAGACTATAGGATAAAGATAGCAGTAGCTAGGGATGGATACATTTGTATCGGTGGGGAGAAAATTTAAAATGCCAATGAGCAAAGCAGGAAAGAAAATGATGAATAACATGAAAAAGCAATATGGAGACAAAAAAGGTAAAAAAGTCTTCTACGCTATGGAAAACCAAGGTCGTGTACCCGGAATGGCTAAAGGTGTTATGGTAAAAGATTGCAAAGGTTACGACAATGGTGGCCTAGTTAAATCAACAAAAACACTTGACACAGGGATTAAAAGCTGTTAATATGGAATATAAAGAAGGTAAGGACTTTGAATGGGTCCCAATGAAAGACAAAAACGGTAAGGTAGTTAAAGATGGCAGAGGTGGTGCCGTTAAAACTCGTAGGTTCTTTACCAAAGCTGAAAAAGAAGCTATGAAGTCTGGGGATAAACCTAAGGCTAAACCCAAATCTAAACCAAAGTCTTCTGTTTCTAGTTCTGCACCTAAGTCAACTACCACAAAACCTCAAGCAAGACGTACTGAAGGTCAAATCCGTAGCTCCTCTGGTGGCCGTACCCGTTACACACCCACAGAGTTTACTAATGATGGTGGGCCACGTAGAGGAAGCGTAAAGCCTGAAAAGAAAACCAGAGGTGGTCTGTCGATCTCGGCAAATGTCTACCCTAAAACTGAAAAAGTACCCAACCCAGAAGATTCGGTTAAAGTCGGCTCTCTAACGGTTACGCCTTCACAAAGACTTTCAGATGCAGGTAAAAGAATTGATTCTTACAGAGTATCAAAAGAAAATAAAAGCATTAATGGTGTAACTTTTGACGAGTGGAGAAAACTTTCACGTTCTGAACGTGTAGAAAAAAACTTGCCATTAACCAATCAAGAGTTTATGAGGGCAATGCGACTAAAAGGCAAAACTTCTGGCATGTTTAATGGCGGTATGGTTAAGTCTGGTAACAAAGACTACAAGAAGTCTGGTATGTTCTACCAATCTGGTTCCCCTAGAGGTTATAAGTGAAGAATTACAGAGAGAAATCGGTAATTATTGCTTGTACTACAAGTGCACAGAGGGAGACTCTTTATGAATGTCCCTCTAATTGCCGTGCTCGTGTTCCTCTTGTATTTATAACTAATGTTAACGGTACTGTATCTATTACCTTTGAATGGTATCGTGCAGCAGACACAACGCACTACTACATTATTAGTGGTAAAAACCTCAGTACTGGTGAGTTTATTCAACTTTCTGATGGCTATATTGTCCTTGAACCGGGAGATAAACTAGAGGTAACCCCTACTGGCTCTACCCCACAAGTAGATGCCCTTTGCACTGTAGAAGAAATCTTTATCCCTGTTGGTGGTGCATAATGGGACGTACTAACGAAGCTCTGTGGAAGCGTACAGTATCCCGTATTAAAGCAGGTTCTAAAGGCGGTAAAGCAGGACAATGGTCAGCTAGGAAAGCTCAATTAGCTACTCAAGCCTATAAGAAAGCCGGTGGTGGATATTCAGGGACAAAAACCAAAGCTCAGGAGTCCCTCAGCAAATGGACAAAAGAAGACTGGGGAACAAAATCAGGTAAGCCTAGCACTCAAGGTAAAGATGCTACAGGAGAGCGGTATCTACCTAAAAAAGCAAGGGAATCTCTGTCCAAAAAAGAATACGCTAAAACTTCTGCAAAGAAACGTAAAGACACCAAAGCAGGTAAACAGTTCTCCAAACAACCTAAAACTATCGCAAAGAAAACAGCAAAGTACAGGAAATAACAATGGCTAAGACAGAAAAGCAACAGAAGTTTTTGGACGTTCTTTTTGGTGAGGCTCGTGGAGACCTGTATCAGGCTAAGAAACTGGCTGGTTACTCTCCTGTTACACCTATTAAGGATATTACCACACCTCTTGCAGAAGAGATTACAGAACTAACACGTAGGTATATTGCTACATACGGACCTAAGGCAATGTTTTCTATTGCAGATGTTATGGAAAATCCGACAGACCTAGGCAACAAAGAAAAACTTAATGCTGCTAAAGACTTCCTAGACCGTTCTGGATTGAAGGGGGCAGAAAGAGTAGAGGTTAAGGCGGAATCCCCTTTGTTTATCTTACCGCCAAAAACAAATGATGAGTGAAAAACCATTAAAAGTTAATAATAAAAATACTAAAATACCTGCTCCTTCACACTATAACGAAGAGTATGAGTATTTCCCACTTGTTCGTATTGGTAGAATGGTTCCTTTTGGATATGAACAAGACCCTAATGACCCTGATATTTTACTTCCTATTGAAGAGGATTTAGAGCTACTAGAACAAGCCAAGGTACACCTTAAGCAATACAGCCTACGTGATGTTGCTGCTTGGTTGTCTGCTCATGCTTCTAGAAGTATCTCCCACATGGGCTTAAAAGATAGGATTAGAATTGAACAAAGAAGACATAGAGAAGGCCTCATGCAACGCCAGCTCATTGAACGCCTTGAGAAAGCGATCGAGAAAGCCGAAAGGATCGAGAAAAGGAAACTCGGCAAACGCAGGAAAATCACCAGCGAAAGCCAAGACTCCTGATATTGACGTTGAGGTAGCACAAGAAAAGCTACAAGAGGTTGCTCAAGACAGAAAAATTATCTTTCAACCTAACCCCGGACCGCAGACTAACTTTCTTGCTGCAAGTGAACAAGAGGTTCTTTATGGTGGTTCTGCTGGTGGTGGTAAGTCTTATGCAATGGTTGCAGACCCTATTCGCTATGTTAACTCCGCAGGGTCTCGTAAGCTCTTGTTGCGCAGGACAACAGAAGAACTCAGGGAACTTATTGGGGTATCTAAGATGTTATACCCTGAAGCAGTACCCGGAGCTAAGTTCTTAGAAAGAGATAAGACTTGGGTATTTCCTTCTGGTGCTACTCTTTGGATGTCCTATCTTGACAGAGATGATGACGTAACTCGTTACCAAGGTCAAGCGTATAACTGGATTGGGTTTGACGAACTTACTCAGTGGGCTAGCCCTTATGCTTGGAACTACATGCGTTCTCGTCTACGTAGTGCAGATAGAAACTTACCACTGTATATGAGGGCAACTACTAACCCCGGAGGCTCAGGTCACCAATGGGTTAAAAAGATGTTTATTGACCCTTCTCCTGCAGGTAAAGCTTTCTGGGCAACTGATGAGTTTGGGGAAACAATTACTTGGCCTAAGGGGCACTCTCGTGAGGGAGAACCTCTTTTTAAACGTAGATTCATTCCAGCTACTCTTTTTGATAATCCATATCTTGCTGGCGATGGTATGTATGAGGCCAATCTTCTTTCATTGCCTGAGCATCAACGTAGACAGCTTCTTGAGGGTGACTGGGATATTAACGAAGGTGCAGCCTTCCCAGAGTTTAACCGTAAGATTCATGTAATTGAGCCTTTCGATATTCCACACAACTGGCCTCGGTTTAGGGCATGTGACTATGGTTATGGTTCATACTCTGGTGTACTTTGGTTCACTGTAGCCCCTGATGACCAGATTATTATTTACAGAGAAATGTACGTATCCAAAGTACTTGCTACAGACTTAGCAGATATGGTACTTGAAGCAGAGTCAGAAGAAAAGATTAGATACGGTGTACTTGACTCTTCTTTGTGGCATAAGCGTGGGGATACTGGCCCTAGTCTTGCTGAAACAATGATCCGTAAGGGTTGCCGCTGGAGACCTTCTGATCGTTCTGCTGGTTCTCGTGTAGCTGGTAAGAATGAAATACACAGAAGATTGCAAGTAGATGATTTCACAGAAGAGCCTCGTATGGTTATCTTTAATACTTGCAAGGCTTTAATTGAACAGCTTCCGGGGCTACCTCTGGACAAGAATAACCCAGAAGATGTTGATACTAAATCTGAAGATCACTTGTATGATGCTCTTCGCTACGGTCTAATGTCCAGACCTAAAACAGGACTATTTGATTATGACAACTGGGCAGGTAAAAAACAATACCAACCTGCTGACAACACCTTTGGTTACTGAGGATAAACATGGACGAAGAACTTACATTTGACTCTGAAGATATGGCTTCTATTGAAGACACCTCTGGAGACATGCCAACAGATAAGCCAGCAGGTAGGATTGTTAGTTATGTCCAAGAAAGGTTTTCTAAGGCAGAGACCGCAAGAGAGACAGAAGAACGCCGTTGGCTCCAAGCTTATCGCAATTATCGTGGTATCTATGGTCCTGATGTTCAATTCACATCTACAGAAAAGTCCCGTGTTTTTGTTAAAGTAACAAAGACTAAAGTTCTCGCTGCTTATGGTCAAATTGCAGAGGTTCTTCTTGGTAACAACAAGTTTCCCATTACCATCAACCCAACAGTACTTCCTGATGGTGTAGCTGAATCTGTTCATGTAGAGACTAACCAACAATTCCTTGAAGCTAAAGAACAAGTCATGGGCGGTCAAGAGGATACTTCTCTTCGTCCCGGTGAAACACTTGCAGACCTTCGTAAGCGTCTTGGACCACTGAAGAACAAACTACAAAACGTAGAAAACATTAAAGAAGGTCCGGGAACTCTTGCTTCTCAAATTACATTCTCTCCTGCTCTTATTGCTGCCAAGAAAATGGAGAAAAAGATTCATGACCAACTAGACGAATCCCAAGCAAATAAGCACCTGCGTTCTACTGCATTTGAGTGTGCATTGTTTGGTACTGGTGTTATGAAGGGTCCGTTTGCTATTGATAAAGAATACCCCAACTGGGATGAAGACGGTAACTACAATCCAATAATTAAAACTATCCCATCTACTTCTAACGTATCTATCTGGAATTTCTATCCTGATCCTGATGCACATAATATGAATGAAGCAGAGTACGTGGTAGAACGCCATAAGATGTCTCGTAACCAGCTTCGTGGGCTTAAGAACCGCCCTTATTTCCGTGACAATGAGATTGATGTTGCTATTGAAATGGGTGAGTCCTATGTCAAAGAATGGTGGGAACAGGAAATGGAGGACGATGCTCAAGAAGTACGTACAGAGCGTTACGAAGTCCTTGAGTTCTGGGGTAACGTAGACCGTAGCATTCTTGAAGATCACGATGTAACTATCCCACGCGATCTCCGCAAGAAAGACTCTATCAGTGTTAATATCTGGGTATGTAACGGTCGGGTACTTCGTCTTGTTATGAATCCCTTTACCCCTGCTATTATCCCCTACTACGCTGTACCATATGAGATGAATCCTTATAGCATGTTTGGTGTTGGTGTTGCAGAAAACATGGATGACACTCAGACCCTCATGAATGGGTTTATGCGTATGGCTGTTGATAATGCTGCTCTTAGTGGTAACTTGATTTTTGAAGTAGATACAGCTAACCTTGAGCCGGGGCAAGACCTTGAGATTTATCCGGGTAAAGTCTTCCGTAGAGAGGCAGGTGCTCCGGGACAAGCTATCTTTGGCACTAAGTTCCCTAACGTCTCTAACGAAAATATGCAGATGTTTGACAAGGCTCGTGTTCTTGCAGATGAGTCTACAGGCTTCCCCTCTTTTGCTCATGGTCAAACTGGTGTAAGTGGTGTAGGACGTACAGCCTCAGGTATCTCTATGTTGATGTCTGCTGCTAATGGTTCTATTCGTAACGTGGTGAAGAACGTTGATGACTATCTCCTTGCACCTCTTGGTCGAGCACTCTTTGCTTTCAATATGCAATTTGACTTTGACCCAGAGATCAAGGGTGACCTAGAGGTTAAGGCAGAAGGTACTCAAAGTCTTATGGCTAATGAGGTACGCAGTCAACGTCTCATGCAGTTCCTTGGTGTTGTCCAGAATCCTGCTCTTGCTCCCTTTGCACGGCTTGACTACATTGTTCGTGAGATTGCCTCTTCTATGGACCTTGATCCAGATAAGGTTGCTAATAGTATGCAAGAAGCAGCCCTTCAAGCAGAAGTACTTAAGAAGTTCCAAGAGATGAATCCGCCAGCACCTCAACCTCAGGGTGGCCCCGGAGAAGCTCCAGCAGCCCCTCCAGCAGGCGCACAGGCGCAAGACACTCAAGGTAGTGGTGGGGGTACCGTAGGAACAGGGTCGGCACCTCCTCCGGGCGCTCCGGGCTTCTCAGGCAATACTGGTGAAGGACCTGTACAATGAACCTAAAGCAACTAGTTAATAACTCTGAACTGTGGGTTGCTTTTCTTTCAGAGATGGATGATCGGATTAAAGTAGTTCAAAAACAAATGTCTGTTGCTGATGAACCAAGAGATTTGTATCGGTATCAAGGTGAATTGAAACAACTTAATAGTTTAAAAAGACTGAGGGAAAAAGTGAATAATGGCTAATCTTGATATTGAATCTGTACCCTTTTTTGACAGACCCCAAAGTTCTGGACCTAAAGATAGATTTATTGGTAAAGATGAAGCAGGTAATTCTGTTTTTGAGACTGTTACTGGCGAAGTTTATACTATTAAACCTGCTGCAGACCAACGCACGACAAGAACAAAAATCGAAGAGGACGTAGTTCCTGCCGTTAAAGAGTATATCAGAGACCCAAGCCTTCCTTCTGCAGAACAGATGAAACAGTTTGGTGTTGACGCTATGACGGGTGCATATGAAAGTGTTAGTGATGCCGTAAGGGGTAGGGGTACCTACGGTGACGTGTTTGGGGTTGCCGGTTCTGCCTCAATGAGTTCTGTTGCAGAAGTGCCTGAAGGTGCTGTGCGTTCTTTTGGGGGGCGCTCAAAATCAGGTCCTGTAAAAGTTCCTCGATTTAGGGTGCGGGGGGAGAATACTCAGTACCCCAGCCCAACTTTTGGGAATAAAAAACTTCGGGATATTTTTGAAGAGGACCAGTGGGAAAATCATCTTGATCTTAATTTTGAACCTGAACAAGAGGGTACTATTAATGAGGGTCCTTTTTTTGTAAACCCAGAAAATGGTGATACTTTTGGTAGCGGCCCAGAATTTGAATTAGGTTATGCCCCTAACCTTCGAGTTCATGACCTTGCAAATGTAGCTCTTGGACGTAACTCCATAGAAGAGGTGCTTGACTACATTGGCATGGACCCAGAACCTAAGTTGGTCAACTATGTTAATCAACGGTTGTCTAACTTGCAAGAACGTCCTGAGTTTCAAGAGTACCTTGAACGTTATCGGGTGTTAAATGAAGAGTATGATCCCTATGGTTTTTTGGGTGCCTCTTCTCGAACAAGTAATCAAGTTGCTGTCTTTAGGTCCCCTATCCCCGAAGTTATTAACCAACTTACTTTTCCCAAAGATGGGATAAAAGGGTCTCAGCTTCTTAAAGAGTTTCAAGATAGCCCTTCTATTCGAGCCTCGGAGTTTAAAAGTCTGGGGGTGAAGATTAACCCGCAACAAAAATACACCCGTGAAGAAGTTGACAACCTTTTTGAGGGTAAACTTTGGGATGCTTCTGTATACCTTGTAGAGCAGCCTATGTACTCTTCATTACAACGGCAACCAGTTCTAGATCCCGGTGTCGACTACTTTGAACTTATCGTAAATGCTAACAGCCCTAGCGGAAAAAATTTTAGAGCAATTTCTCAACACTTTGAGAATAACACATTATCACATGCACGCGCATCTGTGAAAGCAGACACAAGGACAGGGCAAGACTACATCCTTCTTGAGGAGCTTCAAAGCGATCTTTTGCAAAAAGGTTTTGAGACAAAACCACTTCCTAACTCCGACAGAGTTTATGCAAAGTACGGTCTCCATATAACTCCAAGTGACCTTGACGAATTTGTAAAAGCTTCCGACGACGAGATTGCTGAGGGCCTTAGTATAGCTGCTGACATAAATCAATACAAAGAATTTAATGCGTTGCCTGAAGAATTAAAAGATGCGCATGAAAAGTTTATAAATAACTCTTCTGAGGGCAGCTTCAGAGCATACAGAGTTGCTATGGATATTATGAAATATTACCCAGCGCGCGAAGTGACCACCATATCTGAACTTCTTACTGAAATCAGGGATGACCTACGAGCTAATCCAGAAAGAGAACTTCCTAAACCACCAATTCAAAAAACTGAAGAAGGTGTCCGTCTTGCTTTTGATGGGCTTTTAGCTGAAGCTGCAACTCGTGATATATCTCGTATTGTGATTCCTCCTTTTGAGCGTATTGTTGCTGAGAGGTTTACTCCCGGCAGTGCTAGATATTTTAATGCTTTAAAACCTTCAAGTGGTTTTTCCGCAACTTATAAAAAAGCTCTAAATAAAATTCTTAAAGAGTACGAGGAAGAGCTTGGGAGAGAGAACTTTAGTACCCGTTTAGTAGATATAGACTATGAACCTATGGCCTATAAAGACAAAGATACAGGTAAAGTTGTGGACCTACCTACTACAGGAATAGAAGTGTCCTTTAAAGGTGCCTTAGATCAAGGGTATGACTTTACTGCACCCAAGTTTGCTGAAGGCGGTTTGGTGCAAAAATATAACAAAGGCGGAACAGTGGAGAAACAGATGAACAGACTATATCAAGAAGGTGGCCTTGCGGATGATGGTGCCCGTGTAGAGCCAGTCACAGGTAATGAAGTACCTCCCGGTAGCTTGTCTGAAGAAGTACGAGACAATGTAGATGCTAAACTTTCAGAGGGAGAATACGTTGTACCTGCTGATGTAGTCCGGTATTACGGTGTTCGTTTCTTTGAGGCCCTTCGTGCAAAGGCTAAAGAAGCTTTCTCTAAAATGGAGTCTGAAGGTCGTATTGGTGGTGAACCTGTGGATGCCCAAGGTGTACCAATGGAAGATGACGAACTAACACCAGAAGAAATGCAAATGCTTGCTGAAGCCCTTGGTCAAGCACCACAGGGTATGGCTATGGGTGGTATGGTTCAACAGCAACCTATTCCAGCATATAACCCCTACGCTCAACAACAGATGCAATACAACAACCCAAACATGCGTATGCCTGTTGGTATGGCTGAAGGTGGTGAAGTTAAAGCCCCAAAGTTTAACCCTTCTCAGTATCAACTTTACCCTAGCGGAAATCAAATGGGTGCAGGCTCTGGTGGTGGCATTGAGATTGTAGACTATATTAATGTAGAAACTGGTCAAATTCGTCCTATTACACTTCTGAATGGTCAGCCTATGGGTCTTGTACCTGAAGGGTTTGTTCGTGCTACACCTGAAAACCGTGAGCAAGCTATGGAAAACGCAGGTATGGCTTCTGAGCAGATGGGCGAAAAGACCACAGAGGAAGTCCTTGATGTCCGTGATGACTCTGAAAGTGAGCAACGCCGCATGGAGCTTTCTCAGGATCAAGCTAATAGAGGTTCTCAATACAAGAGTTGGGCAGAAAAAAATATCGAAAAGATTGATAAAAATCCAGAAGAATTTGTCAAAGAACTTTTAAGCCCAAGCATAGAAGGTAAGGTTGTAAAGGGACTTTCAAAGGCGGCTATTGGTATGGGTGGGATTGCTGGATTGGGCCTTGGCATTGCTGGGGCAGCTTTCTCAGAGCTTAATCCTCTTGCAAAAGCACGAGCAGTTCGAGAAGACCTTAAAGCACGAGGTATAGATACCACAACTGTAGACGGGTATATCAAGTCTTATGTTGATGAACTTCCAAATGCTCTTGATGCTATTGACGAGTCTTGGGCATCAGGTAAAGGTTTCCTTAGTGGTATTACTGATGTTAGAAGTTCTATGGGCAGCACAACAAGCAAACCAAAAGAAAAACTTTTTGTTCCCAGCGCAAGTAAAAAAACTAGTACTGAAGATGGTGCTGCAGAAGAGAAAAGAGCACAAGAACGTTACGATGCCTTTCAAAAACAATATGAAGAAAATGTCAAGGATGCTCAAGAAAACCAGTATGGCCAAACTACAGGTAAAGGCTTGACAGTAGAAGATATTGAAGATGATCTTATGCCAATGGCTGAAGGTGGTTTCGTCGCAAAACCCTCAAAATATAAAAGTAAAGTTACCCGTAAAACGGAAAAGAAACGTCGTGGTCTAGGTTCAAAGTAACGTAGTACAATGGCTACCCCGCTAGTTAGTCTAGCAGGCCCCAACAAAGGAGAATAGTTATGGCCCAAGATAAAGTATATGTAGATTCGAGTTATCGTCGTTCTAAGAATCAAGCTCGTATTGAGCAAGAGGAAAAAGAACTGGAAGCTCTGATGAGTAAGTCCTCTGAAGAAGTGGAGGAAAAAATTCAAGAAGAAGAAGTTCAAGAAGATGTACAAGAAACTAAGTCAGAAGACAAAGAACTGGACGCAGAGGAAAAAACCTTTAAGAAGCGTTATGGTGATCTTCGTCGTCATATGGCTGAGAAAGAAAAAGAGTGGGAAGAACGTTTTGCTCAACTAGAACAAGCAAAGAAAACAACTCAAGTTATTCCCCCCAAATCAGATGAAGACCTTGAAGCATGGTCTCGTAAGTATCCTGATGTAGCTAGTATTGTTCACACTATTGCAGAGAAAAAAGCTAAGGAACTCTTTTCTAAAGCAGAGAGTCGTTTAAAAGAATTTGATGAAGCTCAGTATGAAGCACAACGTACTAAAGCAGAAACTCAAATCCGCAAGGCTCATGAGGACTTTGACGAACTAAGAGCTTCTGATGACTTCCATAGCTGGGCAGAGGATCAACCTAAGTGGGTTCAAGACGCTCTCTACGAGAACTCTGACGATCCTGCTTCTGTCATTCGTGTCATTGACTTGTATAAAGTTGATAATGGTATGACACCTAGCGCAAAGAAAGCTCAGTCTAAGGATGCAGCTAAGTCAGTTAAGACCTCTGCTACCCCAAGAGTTAATGCAGACTTTAAAGGCAAGATTATTAAAGAATCTCAAGTTGCTAAGATGTCTGATAAAGAATTTGAAGATAGTTGGGAGGCTATTCAAGCAGCTCAAGCTTCAGGTAATTTTGTGTATGATCTTTCAGGTGGTGCACGATAATAAACCCTTGACAACCAAAACTTTTTAAATATAACTTAGATTGTCTAAGGATAATACGTAGGTCAGCCCCATTATGGACAACCTGACCTACAACCTTCAAAGCCTACAGCACAATAAGACTAACCTGAATTAGTATAGGCCCGCTTTAGTGAACTCCGGCCAGAGTGACCTTAAGTGCACCCTAGAAAGTACAGCCTCTTAGACGTGGTGTTTAGCTTTCGCAAAGCCAAATATCATAGGAGGATTATAAAATGGCTTTTAATACCGCAAGCGGTTACGGCAACCTTCCCAACGGGAATTTTAGTTCCGTAATCTATTCCAAGAAGGTACAACTTGCCTTCCGTAAATCGACCGTTGTTGGTGACATCACTAACTCGGATTACTTTGGTGAAATTGCTGCTCAAGGTGACACAGTTCGTATCATCAAGGAGCCGGAAATTTCCGTAAGCCCTTATGCCCGTGGTACTCAGATTCAAGCACAAGACCTTGATGACGAAGACTTCTCGCTGGTTATCGACAAAGCTAACTATTTTGCTTTCAAAACAGATGACATTGAAGAAGCACACAGCCACGTCAACTTTATGGACCTTGCTACCAACCGTGCGGCTTACCGCTTGGCTGACCAGCATGACCAAGAAGTTCTGGGCTATCTGTCGGGTTACAAGCAATCTGCAACTCACGCAAATGCTGACACTGTTAATGACCAAGTTAACGGTTCTAAGGCTGTGGACACTGCAGGTTCCGACGAACTCCTGTCGAGCATGAAGCTTAAGAAGGGTGACTTTGGTAACATCACGACTGGCTCTGCTGGCGATCACTCGATCCCTGTTGCTGCACGTCTTCCGGGTGCTACTGCTCTTCCGACTGCTTATGTTTCTCCGGTGATGCTCATCAACCGTATGGGTCGTCTTCTGGATCAACAGAATGTCGATAAAGCTGGTCGTTGGATTGTTATTGATCCGGTGATGATGGAAATCCTGCAGGATGAAGACTCGCGCTTCATGAACGCAGACTTCGGTGATTCGGGTGCTCTCCGTAACGGCCTCGTGCTGAACAACTGGAATGGCTTCCGTGTCTATGTCTCTAACAACCTGCCTTCGGTTGGTACTGGCGCAGCTACCACTGGTACTGCTAACCAGAATGCTAACTACGGTGTGATTGTTGGTGGTCATGATTCCGCTGTTGCTACGGCAGAACAGATCAACAAGACAGAGACGTACCGTGATCCTGACAGCTTCGCAGATATTGTTCGTGGTATGCACCTCTATGGCCGTAAGATTCTGCGTCCTGAGGCTCTTGTCACAGCAAAGTATAACCTCGCTTAAGCTGAGATAGAAAGGATTAAATCATGGCTACTGTAAGCTCTCTCGCAAAAGCCGTTGGTGGTAAGGGTAACCCCGGTCGTAAGCCGTATTTCGTTGAGGTTGAAATTGACCTCGCGGCTGCAGCTACGGCAAAGGGTTCTGCTCTTGCAGCTAACGACATCATCCAAGCAATCACTGTTGGTACTAACACCGCAGTAATGTTTGCAGGTATGGAAATCACTGCTGCTCCGGCTGGTGGTACTTCCTGTACTGCAGACCTTGGTATCACAGGTGGTGACGTTGACGCATTTGTTGACGGTTTCACTATCACTGGTGGTTCGGCTGGTGACTATGCCACTCTGGCAAACACTGCTGCTCCCATCATCGTGACTGCCTCGGACACCATCGACGTGCTCGTGCTTGGTACTACACCGGATACCTCTGGTAAGATTCGTGTCTTCGCGTATCTGATGGATGTTGACAGTGTTGGTACAAGCCGCGCTGCTGATGAAGTTGTTCGTGACGTTCTCGCGTAACTAACTTAGGGGACTGCCTTAGGGTGGTCCCCTAGCTCTCTTAGAGGTATTTGAATGTCTAATTACGTAACCCTTGTTAATCTTCTACTCACTAGATTGAATGAAGTAACCCTTGATACAGGAGGAGATGGGTTTACGTCTGTTCGCGGCGTACAGTCTTTGGCTAAAGCTGCGGTTAATAATAGCATCAATGAAATTCTACAGAAGGGTCAAGAGTGGCCTTTTCTTAAAACTACTTATACACAAACACTTGCTGCTGGTACAGGAACTTATGACTTTCCTGCAGATTATTCAACAGCAGACTATGAAACATTTTATTTAAAACAACTTGCATCAAAAGAAAACAATCCTACACATCTTCCTGCAATTACTTATGAACAATATGTTAAGAACTATCGTTCTATGGATGAGCTAGGAGACTCCGGTAGTGGTATTTCATCACCTGAATATGTGTATCAGACTTACGATGAGAAGTTTGGACTCACACCTGTCCCTGATGCAGCATATGAAGTAGAGTATGTATATTGGAAGTTTCCCTCTGATTTGACACTATATAATGACGAGTGCGTTATTCCTGCTAGGTTTAATCACACTATTATTGATGGGGCAATGTACTACATGATGGTCTTTCGCTCTAATGAACAAGGTGCAGCAATTAACCAACAGAAATTCCAAGAAGGTATCCGCCAGATGGAACGGGTGCTTATTGATGAACCCATTAGAGTAACCTCAACAATGATTCAAGGTAGAACTAATGCCGGATAGAATTAGCTCTTTTCCTGCCTCTTGTGTGGGGGGACTAATTACTAACCAAGACCCTCTCACTCAAGCAAGCCAACTCCCCGGTTCAGCCATACGTATGATTAACTATGAGCCTGCCCTTCAGGGTGGGTATCGTCGTATCAGCGGGTACACTAATGACTACGGCACTGTTCCCGGAGAAACTGACACTCCTGTTCTTGGGGTTGCAGTATTTAATCAACTTAATGATGGAATTTTTGCTTGCAGAAAACCAGCTTCAGGTAATAATTATTTTCATTACTGGGATAACGGTACAAGTGCTTGGGTAACTCCCACTACTGCTGGTTCACCAACAATGACTGGTGTATCTAAAGTCAGATTTGCTAAAGTCAACTGGGGTGTAGCTAAACTTGTTATGGTAGATGGGGTTAATCCTGCTGCTACTTGGGACGGGACAACCTACGCACAGATTACTGGTGGTTCTTCCCCTTCTGCTCCTTCTTTTTGTGAAAGTTTTGCCAGTCACCTGTTTTTAGCGGGGGATTCTTCTGACACAAATATATTGTACTTTTCTGCACCTCTTGATGAAACAGATTGGACCCCTGCTGCTGGTGCTGGAGTAATTAATGTAGGGTTTGAGATTAAACAAATCAAAGCTTTCCGAGATCAACTGTTTATTTTTGGTGTCAATAATA